TGTGGTCTTGCTACAAAGTGGGTAGACGAATCTGTTGATTACTGCGCAAAAGAAGAAGCGGCGAAGGTATGGAACAGGAGGGAAAGCAATATTGAAACGTGCGAGAATTGCGGATGTAGTTGTATACAGACAATACAGGAGTTTTCGTTTGGAAACCCCAAAAAAACTTTTAAAAAGTGTATTGAGTGCAAAAAACTCACAGAGGTTAAAGATGAAAAATAAAAACATCACTATCCTCTGTATCATAGCTTCTCTTATCTGCCTAGTAGCAACAATAACGCTTGTTTTACATATGTCTTTCATCATAGTTTTACATTACTGGTGGGCCTTTTTGATAGGTACGATACTTTCAGGTAGTGTACTGATTTTGTGTGTAATTTTGTATGCAAGTAGTTTGATAGGGAGGAAAAGGAAGAATGCGAAGAAAAAAGACAAAAACAGAAAAATACTTTGAACGGTATCGTTGGCTGGAGCAAGAACTGGAACTTTTTCCAGACACATCAGTTGCAAAAGTTTCTAAAGAGGAAATGGACAGAATAAGAAAAAGTGTAGAGAAAATTAAAGAACCATTGATGCGCGATATAGTTCGCTTGCACTTCATAGGTGGGGTATCTTACGTTGAAGTGGCGGAGCAACTCTTTTATTCTCATGCGACCGTATGCAAAAAAGCTTACAAGTTTTACGAGAAAGCGGATAAAAACGGGTTAGAGTATATGTAATAAAAAAGAATTTGAAGTCACGATTTTATAAAGTAAACTAGAAGTGGGGGCTAGCTAACCACTTCTTTTTCATTTTCTACAACACTCCTTTCTAAAAAAACTGCCTTTATTGGCAGTATGAAAGATAGCATTCTCGTTTGAATGCTGTTTTTCATATTATCAATAATATCCATAAAGCCGAGGGGGAGGAAATGTCCAAACGTTTAACGGACAAGCAAAAAAAGAAAATTATTGCTGATTATATCCAATGCCAAAATTATTCTGAGGTCGGAAGAGCTCACGGAGTATCACCCAACACTGTAAAAGCCATTGTGAAAAAAGACCCGAGTACTGCGGGAAAGTGCGAACAAAAAAAGAGTGAAAATACACAAGATGTATTGGAGTATATGGAGGGAAAAAAAGTTGAAGCGTGCAGGGTTATAGATTTACTTTTACTTGAGATGCAAGACGAAGAGAAAATTAAAAGAACGGGCCTACAAGCAATTGCAACATCTCTGGGAATCGTTATTGACAAATTCACAGCGAATGCGACCCCGAATACAATCAGTCAAGATATGGCAGAAGATAATAAGATATTGAAACGTCTGTTTGAAAGTGGTGATAAAGATTCTAAGTCAGAAACAAATTGATTTTATATATCGACCATTTTCTCACTGCTTAGATGTTGCAGAAGGAACTCCAAGAAGTGGAAAAACGCACGCATCTACAAGACGTTTTGCATTGCATCTAAGAGGGAGCGACGACATCAATCATTTAATTGTCGGATATAATCAAGAACAGGCATACAGATTAATCATTGAGGGTGATGGACATGGGCTTATTCATTATTTCAAAGGCTCAAAAATAAAGCACGATGATTCAGGAGATTATTTGCAGGTATACACGTCTAAAGGTGAAAGAAAAGTATACTTCAAGGGTGGAGGCAAAGCAGACAGTCATAAAAGCATAACAGGAATGTCACTTGGAAGTATTTACTTTGCAGAAATCAATTTATTAAATCAAGATATGATTCAAGAGTGTTTTCGCAGAACTTTTGCTGCAAAGCACAGATGGCATATAGCAGACCTGAACCCGCCAGCACCGAATCATCCGGTTATATCGGATGTGTTTGAAGTGCAAGACACTCAGTGGACACATTGGACGATAGACGACAATCCCATTATAACGGAAGCAAGAAAAAAAGAGATTGAAGCCATCTGTTCAAAGAATCCGTATCTATACAAGCGTGATTGGCTTGGAGAGCGCTGCATTCCTCAAGGTGTGATATATGCTATGTTTGACCCTCAAAAGCATATTTTATCAGAAATACCTGCAAGCGAAACAAAGATTGAAATGTTTTTTTCTGGTGATGGTGGCTTGTCTGATGCAACATCGATAGGGTGCTATATGATAACCAAAACACTACAAGGAAAATATAAGTTGCGAAGGATTGCGGGTTGGTATTATTCCGGAAGTGAAACAGGGGTAACGAAAGCTATGTCCGTACAAGCAAGAGAAATATGCAGCGTGTTTATACCTTACTGTCGGCAAGTTACAGGGATGCGAGAAACGTGTATCAAAATAGACCCTGCATGTAAGGCGTTAAGGGCCGAGTTTGATTTGCTAGGCTTTTATACTGACAAAGCGGATAATAATGCAAAGGATATAAAGGGCAGCAGTAAAGGGATTGCGGTAGGTATCGAGTATCTTCAAAGCAGTATAGCGGATGAAAATTTTTCATTAGTGGAAAATGAAAGGTTTGGACATTTAGATTTTCTACGAGAGATTGGCATGTATTGCGTGGATAGCAACGGAAAACCTATTGATGCATATAATCACGCAATGGATGAAACGAGATATGCGCACAATTATTTTTATAAAAACTATGTATTGTAGGTGTAAGCAATGTTCAATGGATTGTCAAAGAAGGTGAGAAACTGGATGGAAAAAGCAAAAGCAGATACAGGTCTTGCAAAAGAATTTAAAGATATTTTTGAGTTGGGCGGTGTACCTGCTTTTAATCAATTTTATTACTTCGGGATATTTATTTGGAAGTATTTATACAAAGGATTTTATCGCCCGTGGCACAGGATTTTAGCTCCAACAATAGATGACCCAAACCACTATAGAGATATGGATAGAATGGACACTGCAAAGGCGATATGTGCAGAACTGGCGGGATTGATATGGTCGGAACAGTGCGAAATCCATGTTAGTCAAGAAAATACCGAAAGGCAATTGCTGGAGGAATTCGTTATTGATACCCTTACCAAAAACGCATTTTGGACAAAAATGCAGGAGCACATTGAACAAGTTCTTGCCCTTGGCGGTGGTGCGATGAAGTGCTGGTATGAAACAAAGAGAGATGCAAAGGGGGATGAAATCCCAGACACAGGACATATCTCGATTGGATTTTGCATGGCAGACCAGTTTGTACCAACTGCATGGGATAACGCAAAGGTTTCGGACGGAGTTTTCATCAGTAGAGAAGCAAAAGACGGGTATTATTACACTAGGCTTGAGTGGCACAAATGGAACGGGTTCAGCTACTACATTTCAAATGAACTTTTTCGGTCAGAAATCAAAAGCGGTTCACAGATAGAATCGCAGGACATATTGGGATTTAGGTATCCTCTCGATGAAATCTATCCATTTCTTAATGCGGAAACTGAACTGCAAGGACTTGATACATCTCTTTTTGCCTACTACAGACCGGCGATTGCGAACAATATTGATGACAATTCACCTCTTGGGGTATCTATATATGCCAATGCACTTTCAACATTAAAAGCTCTTGATATTTGCTATGACAGTTTTATCCGCGAGTTTACTCTGGGAAAGAAAAGAGTTATTGTCCCGGCACAGTGTTTACGCACAGTTGTTGACGAACACGGAAATATGCATCGTTATTTTGATTCTACTGACGAAGCATATGTTGCTTTCAAAACAGATGATACTGATGCGTTAAAAATACAGGATAATACAGTTTCGTTGAGAGTAACGGAGCATGAACAAGCAATCAACGCTTTTCTTTCTATGTTATGCTTGCAAGTCGGTTTTTCAGCAGGAACATTTACGTTTGATAAAGCCAGCGGAATAAAGACTGCAACGGAAGTTATCAGCGAAAACAGCAAGACATACAAAACCATAAAAAGTCATCAAATGCAAGTAAAAGCAGCAATCGACCAGATTGTTGATGCAATCATTCAAGTAGCGGCCCTATATGATATGACGTGGGAAGGGCAGAGAATCAGCGAACTCGCAGAACGTGGATGGGAAACAAAGGTTGTCTTTGATGACTCTATCTTGCAAGACCGACAAACAAACATAAACGAAGGAATTTTACTTAAAACCAATGGGTTAATGAGTACAAAACGATTTATGATTGAAGTCTTGGGATATACCGAAGAGGAAGCCTTTCAAGAAATGCAGGAGATAAAAGAGGAATCGACTGTAAACGATTCTATGTGGGATGTAATGGAAGCGACATCACGAGAAAGTGTAGCGGATACTCCAAGTGAAGAGCCTGAAGCAAGAGAAGGTCAAGAGGAAGCGTCGGAGGATGAAAGCTAATGGCGCAATTAACTCCGGAAGAAATCATTGCGTTGTCAGAGCCAATCGAACAAGTGTATGCAAGCACCGTAGATGCTTTGCTGATAAAAATAGCCGAGCATTTTAATAGTGGACATAAACTCTCTACATCTGTGTGGGAGCTGCAAAAACTTTCAGAACTCGGTCAGCTAAACAAAGAGTGCTTGGAAATTATCACAAAGCTAACGGGACAAGTACCGGAGATAATATATACTGCGCTTGAAAGTGCAGCTTTAGAAGCAACAAAAGATGTAGAACCGAAATTGAAAAAGGCTGCAAAGCTGGGAAAGATAGAAGCGGCGGCGACAGACAATGTAATTGCAAGTGAAAGCGTTATCGCAACATTAAGAGCATATGCCTCTCAGGCGATAGAAAAGACAAACCTTGTAAACACCACAATGCTGGAAAGCTCTCTTGCCTTATATAGACAGGTTGTTGTAAACACTGCCAATATAGAAAACCAAATGGCGGCGATACAGCAGGCTTTAAATGAGGGGACTGCGAGAGTGGCGGTAGGCGTTGAAAGCCGAAGAACCGCATTAAAAACGACACTTGAACAAATACATAAGAATGGAATTACAGGATTTTTTGATAAAGCAGGGAGAAAATGGTCACCCGAAGCCTATGTCAATATGGATATTCGCACAACGGTTCATAATACCGCAATCGAAACAGTAAAGTTAAGGCAGCGAGATTATGGAGTGGAAATTTTTAGAGTATCTAGGCATAGTGGCGCACGTCCCCTGTGCTATCCATACCAAGGACGCTATTTTTCTTGGGATAACTCAAGTGGGACGTTTACTGATGGGGAAGGTAAACAACATCGGTACTATCCTATATCATCAACCAGCTACGGAAAGCCTGCGGGACTTTTTGGCATTAACTGCGGACATCACCCGATAACTGTTATCCCAGGTGTGTCTATACCAAGGGATAGAACAGAGCAAAACAAAAAAGAAAACGACAAATCTTATCAGTTATCACAACAACAAAGGGCCCTTGAGAGAAATATAAGATACTCAAAGCAAAAAGCGGCAATGGAAAAAGCGGCTGGTGTGTCCAATGAAAAGACGTTACAGGAAATATCGGCTAAAGAAGATAAACTCAGAGCATTTTTAAAAGAAACAGGACGAACCAGACGAAAGGACAGGGAGAAAGTTTATGGATATGATATGTAAACATGAGTACATAGGCACCGAACGAGGTATTTTTTGTAAATTTTGCGGGCAACAAAAGAAATATGAAAATAACGAAAACAAAAAAGCCCCTACGAGAAAGAAGGTAAAGAAAGATGAATGAATTTCAACGATTAATCATGCTCTTAAAGATTCAATACCACAATATGGGTATTCTTCATCGGTATTTATCAGGTGATTTCGGCTGGTTTGAAAACCATGAAGAAATTGACGATTGGAAAGTATGTATTGCAAAGCAGATTGATGAAGTATGCGAGGAAGCACAGGCGCTTGGATATACAGAACCGAGTTTAAAGGATGCGCTTCTTGCGTTTGGTGGGGAGGAAATCTCACCTGAGTACCGAGGTTCAAATGAAACATTCCGAATTGCGCAAGGGATTATGCGAAGCATTGCGGGGATGATGCAGGCGGCCGAAAAGGATGTTCCTGCATCAGTAGCAAACAAGCTGCAAGAGATGGAATACAAATGGAACAAAATTGCAGATTATAAGCTTGCTCGTGTTTTAGGGGATAATCTTCAAAAGAAAGAGATTTACGAAGATGATTAGAGACGGTTGGTTTTGTTGTCCTAAGTGTGGCAAGAAACTTTTTAGGGTAAGCGAAAAAGCTGTTGCACATGGACTATCTATAAAATGTAAGTCATGCAAAAATATAATACAAATAATTATTGAGAGCCTATGAGCCGATAACCACTAAAAAACAGTGGTTATCGGCTCTTTTTTTGTTTCGCCCTCGTGGTATGGCGTTAAACTACATCGCATTTCGCCCCTGTGGTATGGCGTTAAACTACGCCGCAGCTCGCCTGTTACCTTTCAGGCGTTAAAAAGGAAGGATGATTTTATATGGCATTTACAAGAAAAGCTTTAGCGGGTCTTGGACTTAGTGAAGAAATAGCAGAAAAAGTCATGACATTGCATGGTACCAGCATGTCAGACTTTATTCCTAAATCTGAGTTAAAAGTCAAGATTGATGAAGCTGTAGCAGAAGCGCAAAGAAACATTTCTGCTCCAAATGTAAAAGATAGTGACGATTATAAGGCACTCCAAAGAGATTTTGATTCATACAAAAAGAAAATTGAAATTTCTTCTCAGCTGAAAGAGGGCGGAGTAAAAGAAAAATTCCTTGATAATGTTTACTCGCTTTTGGAGGAAGGGAAAGAGCCTTTGGAGCAGCTTGAAACTATCAAACAACAATATGAAGAATATTTTATGCCGACGGAAGACAAGACACCCGCGCAAACTCCACAGTTTGGGGCGCAGGTCAAAGGACAAATGCCCAGTGGAAACACGGGAAAAACGATTGAAAGTATTTGGGGCCTTCCGTCTAAATAGGAGGTTAAAAAATGGCATTTACTCAGCAATCATTAAACTACGCAACAGAATATTCAGAAGCAATGGCGAACGCTTACCCTTACTGGTCGCACTTTTCAGATTTGTACGGAAGCCCTAACAGCGCAACCTATAAACATGTATCAGGTAATGCGGTAGCGGTACAAAGCATGACTGTAAGCGGAGCCAAAGCGGTTGACCGAGATAATCTTTCAGGAAACTTTACAAGGAATTTCAACACCAAAGAGCAAGTTTTAACAATGCGCATGGATAGAGAGTGGGACACCCTTGTTGACCCTATGGACATGCAGGAAGACCCAATTGTGAACATTGCAAATATTACAAAAACTTTTAATGAATTTCAAAAAGTTCCCGAGATGGATGCATACGCGGCATCTACATTATTCAAAGCATCAAGTGATTTTGGCAGTATCGATACGACAGCATTGACCGCTGATAATATCTTATCACAGTGGGATACATACCTAGCTTATATGGTAAATCAGCGAGTGCCCAGAGATAGAATCAGAGCAAAAATGCGTCCTGATACATACAAGCTACTTAAAGAGGCTGCCGGAATTACGCGTTTTGTTGAAGCTGATACAGGCATTAGAAACATTGACCGAAATGTCGGAAAATTGGACGGCGTTTCTATCATGGAAGTACCTGACGATTTAATGATGACTGCATACGATTTTACCGAAGGTTGGGTTGCGGATACATCTGCAAAACAAATCAACATGCTTTTATTTGACCCAATCGCAATTGCGGCACCCGTTGTCTATGAAACATCAATGATGACAGCTCCGACAGCACAATCAAAAGGCAAATGGCTTTATTACGAGAGATACTACTATGATGTTTTTGCTCTGAACCAAAGATTGCCTGGCATTTTTGCACATGTAGCCGCTGAACCAACAATCGGTGCTCTCACAATCACAACCACTGCCGGAGCAGATAGTACACATACAATTCTGCACATTCCGGAGCAGGCTCCATTCGGTATGGCTTATGTGGCAAAATCTGGTGCCAGCGAAACTTCTGTTAACTACGGGGATACTTTAACATCTGGATGGACAGAAGTAGTTGACGGAACAAGTTTTACAACTGCAAGCGGTCAAACAGTAACCGTTGCACTTGTAAACAAAACAAAAGGAAATATTGCCACTGCTGTAGGCTCTGCTGCTGCCGTAGTGGGGGGGTAACTCCCCCGACCGATACCGCTTTAGTCGGTACGGGGGTAGTTGGTAAAGCAAAACTTGGAACATCCTGAAAGGGGGATACACTATGGCATATGAACCGACCGTATGGGAAAACGGACAGCTTATAACCGCGGAAAAACTGAACAAGCTGGAGCAAGGCGTTCAAAATGAGCAAATAGGTCCGGCCGGAAAGGACGGCGCTGCGGCTACAGTTACCATTGGAAGCGTCACAACAGGCAATGCGGGCACTGATGCACAAGTTACAAATTCCGGCACAGCAAACGCGGCCGTTTTAGATTTTGTCATTCCCAAAGGAGACAAAGGCGATACAGGAGCAGCAGGAACAACCCCAGGGAATGCTACGACAACCAAAGCAGGCGTTGTGAAGCAAATGGAAGCGATTGAGGATTTGTCGGCGGCCCCAACTCAGCAAGATTTTAACAATCTTTTGGCAAAACTGCGTACTGCCGGCATTTTAGGTAGCTAAGCATGGCATATATCACATATGAAAAATACACGGAAATATATGGAATCCCCTCTATTTCGACAGAGGAATTCCCCATATATGCAGAGCAAGCAACCGATTTAATCGACAGCATCACTGCATACAGGATTAAACGTTCAGGCGGGATTGCTTCTCAGCCAACATGGATACAAACATTGATAGAAAAAGCGTGTGCCGCGCAGGTGCTGTACTTTACGCAAGTAGGGCTGGAAACGGCTTTAACAGGTCAGGCAGGTCAATCATTTACGGTTGGAAAGGTTTCTGTGTCAGGAGGTGCATTATCAAGCACAGGACAGAAAGCAGGCAATCTTATGATAAGTCCTCTTACGGCCGCGTTGCTGGAACAAACACCACTCATGGAAAGAGGTGTACAAGTATGCTCAGACCGATTCCTCAATCCCTTTTGGGGGATATGATGACGCTAAAAGTTTGTGTTGGTATGGATGCGTGGCAAAATCCAAGCTGGCAAAAGTATACCGTACAAAATGTTCATATCCAGAACACAAACGAAGTTAAAAAAACAAAAGAAAATACCGAGGTTGTGCTTCGGTCAATTCTTTTTATTGATAGCAGAAGGTCAACACCTTCACTGGATTATGATTCCCTAGCAGAGCAATCGCAGAAAGCGGGGAAACCGCTACGGTGCGTAGTTTTCAACTCTCGGGGACAAAAGTATGGAGAATACGAAGTACTAACAGTTGACCCTGTACCGGACGTACCTGCAACGCGAATCCATCATATTGAATTGGGGTTGGTGTAATGGCAAATGTAAAAATCAAACGTAATCTTGGTGCGATAACTGCAAAAATCAATGCGGGAGCACAGTCAATGAAAATAGCTGTGACGGAATCCGTTATCGAGTATGGAAACATTTTTGTGCGACAAGACCAAGGAGAGTTGAAAGACAGCGCATTGAAAGCCAGCCAGCCACAAAAAGGTCTTGCAATTTGGGAAAAAGAAGATTTTGCCAGAAAGCTGTATTATACAGGAACACCGTCCAAAGATGAAAACTCCAACGCTTCTCTCATGTGGGCTGAAAAAGGTGTAAACACCTATAAAAAAGAGCTGGATAAAGTGGCTCAAAACGCTTTTGAGAAAGGACTTGGTAAACAGTGAGTGCATATGACGATGTTTTACTGGCAGTAGTAAATCTGGCGCAAGAAACACAACCATACTCAACCATAGCTATTGGCAGTATGCCCCCTGAAAATGGAATCTCGATGGCGTATTCAAGCGGTTCTCTTGAGACTTATCTGAATAAAAAAGCCGCAGTTACAATGTCGGTAGTCCTAAATGGAAAACATGATAATCAACAAACTGTTCTGGACACACTGGGAAAAATCCATACTTATTTGAACATGCGGAACACGTATCCGCAGGCAAATAATTTTCAAATAGTAAACATTTTGACAACTTCCCCACCTTCCTATTTAGGGCGGGAAGAAAATAGGCAGTGGCTGTATGGGTCGTCACTGGCTATACGATTTTATCTGAAAGGAGACTAAAGCATGGCTGGAAATCTTTTTACTGTCTATGGGATTGAGGCGAGCATTCTAACGGCTTCGAAACCATCCGAAACGTATTCACCTTTGTGCAATGGTATTGATAACCTCGCGGAAGCATTGAACGAAGTCGTACAACAATACTTTTTTCTTTGTGACAAAGGATTTGCACGTAACCACGTAACAGGTATGGCCCCGTCTTATACCTTGACAGGCCGCCGAATTATGGGAGATACCGCACAAGATTTTATTTTCACAAAAAAGTATGGTCTTGGAGCGGACAGGCAAACAACTTTTAAGTTGTCGTTTAATAACGGAACGGCTACTCAAACAATCACATGTCCATGTACGATTTGCAACATTCAGGAATTCTCAGGGGCATCAACAGACGACAGTGCGATTTCATTTGAAATTCGTTTTGATGGAAAACCCTCCATTAGTAGTGGAGATTAAAGGAAAAATGGAGGCTGGGGGATACTTCCAGCCTTTTTTATTAGGAGGATATATGTACACGATTGAAAAAAGCAGAACCTTTGATGACGAACTGAAAATCACAGATGAGAACAGGGAGCTTTTACTTAATATTCATCTTGAAATAAATCCTAGCTTGATACCTCAGTATCGCACACTATCGCTTCGACTGGCTGAATTACAAAAGCAACCCCAACCGGATGTAACCGCCATTGGAGCATGCATCGTTGATATTATGGGGCTTTTACTTGGAAAAACCAATACAGAAAAAATTATCTCATTTTATGAAAACAATTACACCCAAATGCTTTACGACATTTTTCCTTACATACAGCAGGTCATCGTACCGGAAATCGAAAAGTTAGCAAAAGACAGAAAGAAAATGTTTTCTAAAAAATGGCGCTAAGTTTCACTAATTCACCCCCAAAATATCTTTATTTTGAAGGGCGAAAAATCAGGATAAAGCCGTATATAAGGAATGTTCTTTTTTGTCTTGAAGTTTTAAACGATTCCGTTTTGTCAAATGCCGACAAAATGGATTTATGTATAAAAGTTCTGGTTAGTCATTGGCACAGCTGCATACCAAAAAAAGAAAAGCTTTTGGAAGAAATCTTCAAATTTTTACAAGGGGACAGCCAAAAAGAAGAGAGACAGAAAGTTTTTGATTTTGAGCAGGATGCAGCTTTAATTTACGCAGGTTTTTTACAGGCTTATGGGATAGATTTGCACAAGAGAAAGTGGAGACGTATGCATTGGCATACTTTTATGGCTCTTTTTTCTGGTTTGCCGGAAGAAACTCGAATCATGCAAATTATCAGTATAAGGGCAAAGCCACTACCAAAACCAACAAAATACAATGCGGAAGAACGCCAGCAGCTTATGAGATTAAAAGCTATTTACAGGCTTGAAATTTCGGAAGAAGAAAGAGAGCGTCAGCTTGCCACAGGACTATGGAAACTCGCAGAAATGCTACAAAGTATGGCAAAGAAAGGGAGAGAATAAGTGGCAGAAGGACAAGTTACATATGAAATCAGGGCAGACGACTCCAAAGTATCAAAAGACCTTGATAAGGCTGAAAAAAAGATGGAATCAGAGCTTTCAAGCGGCAGCAAGAAAGCAGGAGAAGCTATTGACAAAAACATAGGTTCGGCAACCGCAAATGTTGAAAAGAAATCATCTAAAATGTCAACCACTGTCAAGGATTCTTTGGGTAATATTGCTTCGGATATATCTACAACTGTGGTGAATTCAACCGGACAACTGGGAACGGCTGTGTCAGGAATGACAAGCACGATTTCATCCGCAGGGCTTACCGGTGCGGCAGCATTTGCAGGGATAGGAACGGCAGCGGTTGCAGTTGGTGGAATGGCAATTAATGTAGCTGCTGACCTCGATTCTGCTATGGCTCAGTTTGCTGCCTCCACGGGGAAAAGTGGAGAAGCATTGGGAGACTATGAAGGAACACTGAAAGATATTTATGCAGGGGGCTACGGAGAATCTTTTACAGATATATCTGATGCAATGGCAATGGTAACCCAGCAAATGGGTGACCTCGACCAAGCCAGCTTGCAAAATATTACTGAATCAGCATTTTTGCTCAGAGACACGTTTGGTTATGACATCAATGAATCTGTAAGAGCTGCAAGTACCATGATGACCCAATTTGGAATTGATGGCGATACCGCAATGGCCCTTATTGCTAAAGGGGCACAAAATGGATTGGACTACTCAGGAGAGTTACTAGACAGTATCAGCGAGTACTCCGTACAATTTGCAAAAGTTGGGCTTGATGCTGATGATATGTTTAAAATTATGCAAAAAGGAGCCGAAACGGGAGCCTTCAATCTTGACAAAGTCGGCGATGCCATAAAAGAAATGTCGATTCGTGTTGTCGACGGCTCAAATACAACGAAACAAGGATTTGAGCTAATAGGTCTAAACGCTGATGAAATGTCTGCCAAATTTGCTGCGGGTGGAGAAAGTGCGAAAGAGGCGTTTAATCAGACAATAGATGCCTTAGCGGCAATGGAAGACCCTTTGGAACAAAATGCAGCGGGTGTAGACCTATTTGGTACTATGTGGGAAGATTTAGGCCCCGAAGTGGTGACACAGCTTGCGGATATTGAGGATGGAGCATACGCGACATCGGAATCACTGGAGGAAATGAAAGACCAGAAGATGGACGGATTGAACGCAACTTTAGACCAACTAAAGCGTTCTCTGGAACTTCTGATTGAACCTCTTGGAAACATGTTGATTCCTCTGCTTACACAGCTAACGGATTTAATTTTGCCTCTATTAACAACAGTATTGGAACCGATAATGACGTTGTTAACCAATATTTTATCGTTAGCATTGCAACCTATAATGGATTTGTTAAACATCGTTCTTCCGATGCTAACACAGCTACTTGAGGCCATACTTGCACCTTTACAGGATATATTAACAACAATTTTGCAGCCATTACTCGACTTAATAAATATGGCGATTCAACCCATTATTGACTTACTTCAAGGAGTATTGATGCCAATTATTGATAAGCTAATGCCAATTATACAGAAGCTGGCAGATATGTTTTCTGCTACTCTGGGCAATGCAATCAAGGGCGTGAAAGACTTACTTGACCCATTGATTGGGGCGTTTCGTGGTGTCCTTGACTTTATCACGGGAGTTTTTACAGGAGACTGGGAAAAAGCATGGAACGGGATTGTAAACTTATTCAAAAATGCACTCAATATTTTGCCGGCAGCTTTTGAGTGGATAGTGAACGCCATCGTCGATATTATAAACGGTATTACAGGCGGTATTTCCAGTGCGTGGACATGGGCTGGATTGCCGGCAATCCCAAAAATTCCACATGCTCAAATCCCACGATTTAAGGCCGGTATTGATTTTGTACCAAATGATTTTTTCCCCGCGTTTCTTGATGCAGGGGAACGCGTACTTACAAGAGAGGAAAACGCGAGATTTAACGCCTTGGGAGGATTAACCGGACTTGAACAGTCTATGACTAGAAATCTTGCGTACAATGTGGGAGTAAATCAAGCTCCAATAACCATTGTCGTGGAATCCCCCGTTTCACTTGATGGAAAGACTATCTCAAAAAACAGTACAAAGCATCAATATGTAAATACGGCGGTGAAACGATACAAATGATAAAGCTATATATAAACGGAGAATTGCGTGAGGACGTTTGGATTCAGGCGGGGGGAACACTAGAGCAAACAGAGGAGCACACAACGGAATCCAATATATCAGTTAGAGTTCCAATCGTTTCCGATAATCTGGCAGTATATGACTATGTACAGATTTACGATGAGGACACAATTATTTTTGCAGGAAATATTTTGTCTTTAAACCAACAGATGTTAGACAGTGGATATACAGGGCTTGATTTTAGAGTGTATGACCTTGTTATGGCATGTAACGCCGATTTAGTCGCAAACATTCTCGTTGACATGTCTTTTCCGGCAGGCGCAACAGTAACTCAAATTTTAAAAGGTAATCATAATGGAGACGCATGGTACAACGAAAGTTTGGGAGAATTTGCGGGGGTTATCGACACAAGAATTGTACCGGAGGGCTGTACTGTTGGCGCGGTGGCCAACTATAACACCACGGCCTTAGAAAGTACATCTTATGTGTGGGGGGAAACTGTAAAGGAACTTCTTGACAACCTTGCGGAACTCACCCTTTCATACTGGGAAATTACAAACGAAAAAGTTTTCAATTTTCAACCTAAAAGCTCGTCATCAATGGCACCAATAGAACTAACAGAAGAAAGTGAAATTTTTTCCTTAGAGGTGGAAAATGACAGCCTGGCAACATATTCCGCTGTGCGAGTGGTTGGAGGGGAAGGAAAGCTTGCGCCTCGTTATTTCAGTTACCCTTCAGAAGAATTCTATAGGACAGATGATAAAACCCTCACCACGCCCCATAAACTAGCATCGGTTGACCGAGTAAGCGTTACAGGGGCATCAGGCTGGGTTAAAGTGGGATTCAACGGAATTCATGATAATAACAATGATTATCCTGTATTGATGTCTTACGGGGGGGATACCCTAACAATCAAAGATGATTTCCCTTACACATTTCAATCAAGCAATGGTGAGCTTTACGATGTTGTGCTTATAAACAAGATTACATCAAGAGCAGTTTCAACAGAAGCGCAGGAACGAATCAAAAAGAAACGCGGCGGTACAGGAATTATTGAGTATCTCTTAGAAGATGAAACCATAAGCAATTACAATGATGCATCGCTCAACGCTTCTCGTTTTTTAGATACTCATAAAAACAACATACAAACGATAAAGTTCTCAACGTTCGAAAAAGGATTTGCGGTAGGACAACGTATAACTGGAAACGTTCCATATTATAAAATTTTAGGGAATTACTATGTGGGAGCCGTTGTGGTTAACTTTATTCTTGATGATACCGAAAAATTAATTGCACAATACGACATTGAGTGTACATCATCAGTATACAGAGACAACTACAAAACCTTGTTCTATTTACCTCAAACGCTGTCTTTTGAAATTGGAGAAGGTACCGGGAATATAAACGGATTCTCATACAAGACTGAGGTAGATATCATTATCACACTCAACACTCGTGTCAGCCATATACCAAAGTGGCAGGATGTAGACGGTGACCAATGGAGCACCATTAACAACATTACATGGATAGATTTTTACAACTTCACAGAGGGGGTTACGCTTATGGGAAACTATTCAACGGAAGAGATCAGAAGTGTTTTTGCAAAGTTTGCGCAGGGGGATTTTTTAGATAGCGCAACACCTGATGAGGTAAAAAAAGCTGCATGGTCACTGACAATGGATAACAACTTGATAGCGAATTCAAAAGGGGAAGAGTATGCGTTTACACAGCCTCAAAGTACAACGCCTGTAACTGGAACTGAATTTACTACAACGTATTATTTTTCGGAAAATGAAGCAAAATTCATGATTTCGAAACTGTTGGTAGCTGGAAGCTCTTTGGGGGAACCTAACGTCATAGAAATTCCGGTTGACATTGATAAAAGCCCAAACAATCCACAAGGTCAGTATGCAATGACAATCGGAATCACTGTAGATTTTCAGTAAAGGAGGGAAAATATGTCTTACTCATCAGAAACGCCTGTTTTTGGTCTGCCACAATGGCAAATGTCTGATATCATCTCTATGCTTGATTTTAATAATGCATTTTTAAACATAGATAATAAAGCAGTACCAAAAACCAGGAAAGTGAACGGAAAAGCTTTGTCAACAGATATATCCCTTTCATCATCCGATGTTGGAGCGGTACCAACGACAAGAACGGTAAATAATAAAGCTTTATCAACAGATATATCTCTTACTGCGTCTGATGTAGGTGCAGTTCCTACATCAAGAACAGTGAATGGAAAACCGCTGTCTGAAAACATTACGCTAACTTATAGCGATGTCGGAGCAGTATCAGATACAACAACAATTAATGGCCAACCGCTCGAAGGGAATGTTGTTATAAATGTTGAATCAAACTTTTTGGCTGCATATCCAGTGGGTGCGCTCTTTTTCACAACTATATCCACAAACCCCGGCACACTTTATGGTGGCACATGGGCAGCGTGGGGAGGAGGTCGCGTCCCTGTAGGGGTAAATACCGCTGACAGCGACTTTAATACAGTAGAAAAAACAGGAGGCAAGAAAACCGAAAGACACGAGTTCAAGGTTGGATATAAAGGTTACTACGGTACTGCTGTGGGTAGTGATGACAATATGATACAAGCGTATAAATACTCTACATCAAGTTATGGTACCTATGCGTATGAAGGCAGTACACAGGCAGGCGTAAATGCAGGGATTCAAGCATCGGCAAATACCCGCGATGTAGCACAGGCTTCGTCAACAGGCGATACGAGCGAGACTAGCATTGTACAGCCATACATTACGTGTTACATATGGAAAAGAACAACATAAGGAGGAAAGAACATGGCACTGGAAAAAGAACTTATCAACGGAAAAGGTGTGAAAACTGCATATCATCGTATAGATAGTATCTCTATGGTAGACGGTATTGAAGTAACGGTAAAAAGTTATACAGATGAAAGTTACAGGCAGCAGGAAAAAGAAAGAGAAGCACTTATCAAGCGGCAGGAGGAAGTTAAAGAGCAGCTGGAAGCGGAAATGGCAAAAACGGGAGAAGAGTACAGCAAAGAAAAAGTAATTGCGTTGACAGAAGAAAATAACGAGATTGGTTTTCCTGTTCCTCTTGATTTATCCATTTTTGTATATACCTTTCAGTATCCTCTCGATAAAGAAACAGCAGTCAGTTATGAATCTATGTATGAAAAGTTAAAGCAAGAGCCTATGTTTGAAGGTGCGATAGATGTAGCAGAGGGAGGAGAATAAAAATGTCAAATAGCAACTTAGTAACATACACAAAATTATCACCAAATATGAACGCGCCGCGTAATCAGCCAATATCAAAAATTACCATTCATCATATGGCTGGTACTCTTAGTGTTGAGCAGTGCGGAGAACTTTTTGCAAACGCAAGCAGGGAAGCAAGCGCGAACTACGGCATTGACAGCAACGGGAACGTGGGGCTGTACGTAGATGAAGCCAATCGCTCTTGGGCAAGTGCTTCACCGTGGAATGATAATCGGGCGGTCACAATAGAGGTAGCAAACGATGAAATTGGCGGCGGTTGGCATGTAAGTGATGTAGCTTTTAACAAGCTTATTGACCTATGTGTAGACATCTGCCAAAGAAATAATTTCCGCTTGTCTTTTGACGGTACACAAAATGGCAGCTTAACAATGCATAAAATGTTTACAGCTACAGCATGTCCCGGTCCGTATCTTGAAGGACGTTTCCCAGAAATCGTTGATCTTGTAAATGCTCGCTTAGACGGTGGACAAGCAACACCTGTACCACAACCGCCAGCTCAAACCGCAGAAATCAACGCATACTATCGAGTACGTACACAGGCGCATGGCTGGCTTCCAGAGGTGAAAAACAATGATGACTTTGCTGGCTTTCAAGGCTCACCGATAACTGATGTTGCAATCAGAGTCGATAAAGGCAGTGTAAAGTACCGTGTACACGTACTAGGTGAGGGTTGGCTTCCATACGTGACAGGCTGCAACATCAACGACTACCAAAATGGATTTGCGGGCGAAGGAAAAGTAATAGATGCTGTTGAAATTTACTTTTTCACCCCTGATGACATCAGACCATACAGAAAAGCAAAATACCGTGTCAATGGCTACTCATGGCAGTATGACAATGAGAAAGGTCAAGGACAAGATGGCTATGCAGGTATCATGGGTGTACCTATCACAGAGCTAAGACTTTGCATTGAGTAGAGGTAGCTATGAGTGTAAATCTAGACATCATTTTATACATATGTGGAGTTATCACATCCACGTCAGCTGCGGTGGCTATCGTAATCAAGCTGATAAATAAAAAGATAACAAAAACAATCGAAAACAACAAAATGTTCAAAAATGTTAATGCCGCTTTAGTATCACAGATACGCTATCAAATAGATACAGCTTTAAGACGGGCGAAAGCAGAAGGTCATGTAAGCAACTACTCGATGGCTGCACTGGAATCTTTATTTGAAGTCTATAAGGCTATGGGTGGTAACGGCTTCGTTGAAAGCGAAATGGAAGAAATACGAAAGATAAATCAGAACGGAGGAAAGTAACATGGACTTTTTAGAATATATCAAACCTGAATTACTCATTTTAATCCCGGTTTTGTATGTGATTGGCATGGCAGTAAAGAAAACAGCTTTGATTGCTGATAAACTGATTCCGCTTACAGTAGGCGCGGCGGGTATCTTACTATCTATCATCTATGTACTGGCTACCAGTGACCTAGGTAGTCCGCAAGCTGTAGCTATGGCTATCTTTACAGCATTGACACAAGGTGTACTGGTAAGCGGTGCAAGTGTGTATGCTAATCAGATTTTTAAGCAGTTTAAAAATAGCGATAGTAAAGAAGATAGTACAGACACAGAACAAAAATAGGTAAAAGAAAAGCCTTCCCTTACATAATATAAGGGAGGGCTTTTTTATTTTTACAAATTATTTTTAAAAAAGTTTCCCTGTTTAGGGAAATTTCCATGTTTTTTAGGGGGATTTATAGGATAAATAAACTTAATCTAAATTAAAGTTATTACATATACTGTTATATAAAATTGATTATACGTATTGAATAGTCTGCCTATACTGTGGTATAGTAAAATAAACACGCAAAGTGCAAGTGCAGTTTTTTAATCTATTTATAGGTTATTTTTGATAAAGGAGGGTGAAATATGAGTGAAAATATTGCAAACCCTATATTCGCAGATGCTCACCGTATTTTTTTAGTCGAGAATGCGATAAATATTCAATTCGGACTATCTGATAAAAATGGGGAAGATAAGGAACCAGAGGTAATCGGAAACGTATTTGTTACCCCTGAACTCGCTTTGCAATTGGCTGGCTCTATACTAATGGCTTGTACAGAATATCAAGATAAATATAAACATGATTTAGGGATAAAACTAGATATCAAAACAGATTCAGGAGAAAAATAATAGTTTAATGTGGTGAGAGGTGTAAGTATGAATAATTCTAATCAAGCCATGAAAAGAATTCAGCCTCAAGTGACAATAGCGCCAGAAATTTTAAAGTTAGCGAATAAAGCTTCTGGTTTACATGAGGTTAAGGATAAAATAACTACAAGCCAAGCTGTTGACTTACTAGAGGCTACATTTTCAAACATGGCTGAATCTGCATGTTTGGGTCAATATAGTATTGAGCTTATTGATAAGCAAAATGATACTATTGATAAATGGACGCTTTCCAACAATTCTGAAAAAGCCTATGATGTATACCGAGAATTTATGAAAAACAAAGAATTTTTAAATAAGTTTTCTTTTTCAGGAGATGTGGAGAAAGTTAACCCAATGCACTTAGAATTCATAGAACTGTTTTCAGATATGGATAATCTGGAAGATATATATATATTTATAAGTGCTCGAAATTATCTGGATTTTTGGTTTATTGTTTCCAATGAAATATACAAAACAACTATTTCATTTATAAAAAAAGCAAATAGCTTTTTAAGAGAGCGAAAAGTAACAACTTATGAATTTTTAATCGCCGACAAAGACCAATTCCGAAAAGAACAAATGCCAATTCCTGCTTATTCATTTCACAAAAAAGGTAGGGATGAGCTTAATGGAAAGTAAGCAATCCCACTTAGAAAAATATTACCACAATAAAGATTTTTTAGATAATGGGATAAAAGATGGAGCTAAGTATCCGGATTGGGAAATCACTGTTATCTTTTATTGTGGTGTACATATCGTTGAAGCTATGCTTGCGGAAAAAAACATTCATGTCATAGACCATCAGGATAGAAAAGATGAAATGGAAAATATCAATAATATAGACGATTTTAGAGATGAATATAGCCATCTTTATCAATTAAGTAGAAAAGCAAGATATAAATGCTTTTTACCTAAACAAAAAGATGTATATGATGCGCAAGTGGATTTGGATGCTATTAAAAGTGCAGCAGGGATAAAATGAAAGGGTAGCGGTTTAACCGTTACCCTCTTTTTTTATGCATTTAAAAACAAATTCTTTTAAAATATCGTTTACTGATTTTCCTTGCTCTTCCGCATAACATCGAAAGGCTTCTCCGTCATCTCTAAGTAACTTGCAAGATAAAACAATCATATTTTTCTTATCCCAAGTGTTTCTTGCTCTTTTTTGTGCTTCACTTATAGCCATAATATCACCCCTAATAAGTATAACATATGTAGTATACGGTATACAGTATAAAAATATACAAAAATATACGGTATACTTTGTTGAATATTACATCTTTACATATACGGTATACCGTAGTATAATATAGACATAGACAAGAGATAAGAACACAAAAACAAAGGAGATATATAAAATGAAAATCGAAACATTACTTGAAACTTTACCACAACTTGAAGGAAGCGAAAAACAAATTGCATGGGCAGAAGATATCAGAAAAGAATTTGTAGAGCAAGCTACAGTATACTACAACTGGATTTTAGCAAAAGGCGAAGCAAGAGCAGAAAAAGTTTTGGCAAAAGGCAGTGAAATCAAAAGACCTCGCTTTTACTTTGCAGATATGCACCTTGAAAATATCGTTAAAACTTTAAGAAAAAATTCCTTGAAAGCTAAAATGTCTGATGTAGAAGCTATAGAAGAAAATCAAAAACAAGAAAATAGCTATAACGATACTTTATCAGAGTGCAGCACTTTAGAAGAAGTAGCAGAAACAGCTTTGAAAGAACTTCAAAAAGTAGTAGATTCCGCTGATATGGCTAAAATTTGGATAGACAGCAGAGAAAACCTTTCTTTCTTTAAAGCTAACTCAGATAACGATATGAACTAATAAAAACATACATTTTTAAGAGTAAACATGTATTTTTAGTATTTACTCGAAAAAAACAGGGTATTTTTTGTATTATTTCAAAAAAATCCTTCTAAAAAGTATTGACAATAACCAAAAATGGTGATATAATATAGATACAGTAAAGATAAGAAATAAAAAACAAAGGAGATATTAAAAATGACAGTACAAGAAATTGCAAGAGAAATCAGAAACAGCGAGACATGGGATGACGAACTTCTAAAACAACTTTGTGAAGAAGCTGGCATGTTGGAAGAGTATGAAGCAGCAGACGGTGAAACCTTTGAAAGCGTTGTGTTTAAAGCTGCCGAAAAACTTGGAGTTGAAATTCAATGACATTAACGGAAGCGCGAGAGAAAAAAGGATTGTCTCAAAGGCAGTTGGCAGAAAAAGCTAACATACACTACATGCAAATCAATAAAATTGAAACAGGAAAAATAAAAATAGGAAACATATCTGCAAAAAATTTCATTGCTCTATCAGAAGCGCTTGAAGTTAACCCGAAAGAACTGCTAAAAGAATAAGAAAAATCCGTTGCTAAAATGCAGCGGTTTTTTTATTTATTTTCGTAAAAAGTATTGACAGTAACCAAAAATGGTGATATAATATAAACATAGAGAGGGGTTGAAAAAATGCCAACAATTTGTATGTTTAGAGGAATTAAAATTTATATCAATTGGAGAGACCACCAACCACCACATTTTCATGCTACATACGGAGGTCAAGAGGTAATCGTTTCTATCCGAGATTTAGAAGTTCTCGAAGGAAGCATACCGAGCAAACAATTAAAAATGCTTTTAGGTTGGGCGGCACTTCGACAAGATGAGCTACTAGAAAACTGGGAGCTGGCAGAAAGAAAACAAGAATTATTTAACATTGAACCGCTAAAATAATTAGCGGTTTTCCGCATTGGAGGAGATGACATGAGCAAAACTGTAGATTTTTATTTAAATAAAGGATTTGACCGAAAAAGCGCAGAATATTTTGCAAGCGGACGAAAAAAACTTGTTGGCGTTCAACCGAATGATGATTTTACATTAACGTTGACTTTTGATAGCGGAGAAGTGCGACTATATGATGTAAAACCCCTATTACAAAAAGATACGGTTTTTGAACCTTTTTTGAATCTTGATGATTTTAAGCGTGTATATATAGATGATTGTGGTTGTGTGGCGTGGGATAAAGACCCTAGTGTAGACAGTGATGTAGTGTGGAGCAATAAAGTCGACTTGTGTCCTGACAGCTGTTACCTAGATAGTGTGCCAGTAAAGTAAAGAATTTTCTTGTTATGCAACACAAAATGCAACATGAATCATGAAAAGCGCGTATTTGTGCCGTTTTTAGATTTAACTACAAGGGTTCGAATCCCTCCGGGTGGGCCATGCTGGAATGGACTGTGCTCCATTCAAAAAGCCCAGCCGTCCGGCTGGGCTTTTTCATAAAAATTTGTTATTGATTTTTCCGCGATGGTCTATAATAATGTTATTTATTTGATTGGGATTGTCCTTGTAACGTCTCTAAATTACTACAACTTTTTACGAGTTGGGACAATTTCACTTTTTGTCGTCGATAGTTTAATAGGTATTTTTTATCAATCCTTCTGATATGGAAATAATCACGAGACTTTTTCCCCAAAGGCTGTTGGCGGCAATAATTTTTGGAAAGGAGAAAAGCACTTGAATCATTTAGAATTTGGGCTGGTTATTTGTACCAAAGGACCGTATAAAGGGAAAATAGGATATTTAGATGATGAAGATATATGTGAAGGAAATCAGTTTGGAATTGTATATTTTGGTAATCCGTCATTTTGTTCATCATTCCATCTGGTTCCCATTACATATTTATCAAATGAAATTACCATGTACGAAATCATTCAAAGAAAAGAAACGTTGCAACAACAAATACTTAACGAAAAGGATGAAAAGAAGAAAATATATTTGCTTCTGGAATCAGAATTTGTAAATACCCTGTTTTACGAGAGACATATACAAACACATACTATGTCTCAAAAAGGTATTAAATTATTTATATCTTATTCCTCTAAAGATAAAGGATTTGCAAATTTACTATACTCTGATTTAAAAGAGGCAGGATGTATTCCATGGTTGGATGAGTGGGATATTGTGGGTGGGCAATCCATCCCTGAAGAGATTGAAAAAGGAATTAATAATAGTGATTTCTTATTGATTTTATTATCTAATAATTCAGTAAAATCCAATTGGGTTCGAGCTGAATGGGAATCAACCATTTGGGATGAAAATCAAAATAAGGAAATACGAATCATACCAATATTAATTGAAGAATGTGAAATACCACGCTTTATAAAATATAGAAAATATATTGATTTTAGAAAAGACTACATTACGGGTTTCCGAGATTTATTGTATTCTATTGACAGATTAAAATAA